ATGCAACTGCCGATCAAACTAACGCTGAGATAAAGACAGCTTATGAAGCAAACTCCGATACAAATGCTTTTACTGATGCAGAGAAAACAAAACTAGCAGGTATATCGGCTGGTGCAGGAGCAACAGATTTTACATCTTTAACAGATACCCCTGCAAACTTTACAAGTGCAGCAGGTAAGACAGTTAAAGTAAACAGTAGTGCCAATGCTTTAGAGTTTGTAGATCAAATTTCAGACGTTGTAGGAGATACTACACCGCAGCTAGGAGGAGATTTAGATGTGCAGACGAGAGAAATAAATACATCTACATCTAATGGCAATATAAAATTAAATCCTAATGGCTCTGGTGCAGTAGAAGTAAAAGGTGATGGTAGTAGTAATAATGGAAAGTTACAACTTAACTGTTCACAAAATAGTCATGGTGTAAAAGTAGAATCCCCAGATCATTCTGCTGGACAGTCTTATACTATGAAGCTACCTGATAACCAGATAGCAGCAGATAAATTTTTAAAAGTAAAAAGTATTAGTGGATCAGGTGCTACTGCTGTAGGACAGTTAGAATTTGCAGATGGTGGAGGTGGAGCTACAGGTGGAGGTGGTGAAAAGATTTTTCACGAATCTGAGAATCAAATGGATAATGATTACACAATAACTGCAAATCATAATGCGGTTGTGCCGACACCTCTTACAATCAATGCTACACTTACTGTAGGTTCTGGATCAGTAGTTACTTTTGTATAAATGGCAATTTCATTAAACGGATCTACAAATGTAATAACAGGAATAGCGGTAGGAGGACTACCAGATGGTATTGTTGATACCGATATGCTTGCTGCTAATGCTGTTAGCTCTGCAAAACTAGCTAGTGGTGCTGGTGGTAAAATTCTTCAAGTTAAACAAACAGTAAAAACAAATACAGCAAGTAGAATAGC